GTTTATTAGGTGTAACAAACTCAGTATACGTTGTAAGAGCAGACTTAGATCTAGGAGAACTAGATCCTAGTGCAACTGCTCCAGAAGGCGAGCCAGCAGACGGCGCAAACTGGTTTGATACACAAATCACAAGTTTCGGCATTCTAGAATGGAATGCAGCACCGCTATCAACAACAGGCGGACAATCATTCACAGCACAGACAAGGATTGTTGTAACTGAAACATCAGACATTGATAGCATTACAGATGCTCCAAAGACTTCAATCGGTCAAATCGGAAATTACGCTGTAGATGCAACAACAACAATGAATCGTTTGTGGTACAAAACAGCTGGTACAAACACACTAGCAGGATCATCAGGTACATGGGTTGAAGTTGGTTCGGATGCATGGAAGGCAAGTCACTACACAGTACGTGGCGCAAATACAAATCCAACTCTGCAAAATGGCGACACTATGTTAATCAACGAAACAACAGTACTATTAAGTGGTACAACTATTTCAGATATGGCTACAGCTATTAACACTGCTGGCATTACAGGTGTTGCAGCAGCAGTTGTAGACAGTTCATTAGAAATATATGCAACAAGTGCAGCTATTAGTGACGAAGGTGGCGGCGGGACAACAGCCGACGGCAAACTAAAAATCGAAGGCGGTGTTGGAACATTAACTGGACCGTCAGACACTGCATCTGACGCTGGTGCATTAGGTATTGTTGAAAAAACATACCAGTCACCGCAGCTAGCCATTCAATCACATACAAGTGTACCTGCATTTAAGTCAACTGACACAGATCCTGCACCAACAGGCAGCATTTGGATTAAAACAACCAATCCAAATGGTGGAGCAGAGTTTAGTGTTAAACAATATAATGAAGATACTCAACTATGGAACTCCATAGATGCTCCTATGTATACAACAGCTGAAGGTGCTATTTACGATCTTGATAAAACAGGCGGTACAGCACTAAGAGCTGGTGATTTGTTTGTAAAAGCAAACGTAGAAGAAGAAGACCCATCCATTTCAAACTTTAAGATTTATGTTCGTAATGGAACAGGCGCTACTTCTGCAAAGAGTGCTAAGATTACTACTCAACTTACAGCAAGCACATATACATTTGATCTTGCAGAAACAGTTGCAAACGATAATGCACTAGGTACACCAAAAACTATTTCTGTAACAACAACAGCAGCAAGTGCAGACGCTGATGTTATTGCAGGTGAGATCAACGCAGCAGGATTTACAAATATTGTATCTTATGTTGATAGCACAAATAAAGTAGTTATTGAACACAAACTAGGCGGTGAGATTCGTGTAGATGATACAGATGGATTGATCGCACTAGCAGGTTTTGCAGCATATAATTACACTACCGAAGAAGGAACAGCAAACTTTTATGATGCTCCAACAGGCGATGATGTGTATGACTATGTAATCAGCTTATGGAAAGAACTAAGCTACACAGCTAGTGAAGATGCTCCATCAAGTCTTACTGAAGATGGTAAGATCTGGTATAGTTCTGTTGTAGACGAAGTTGACATGATGATTCATGATGGTAGCAACTGGGTTGGATACCAAAACTTTAGTTCAGATTATGCAGACTGTGATCCAGAAGGACCGATTGTAAGTGCAACTGAACCTACTGAACAGTCAGACGGAACAGCACTAGTAGATGGCGATGTTTGGATTGATACTTCAACTATTGAAGAATATCCAGGTGTTTACATTTATAACGCTGTACTAGAAAGTTGGGTACAAAGAGATATCACAGATCAAACAACTGATAATGGTGTATTGTTTGCAGATGCACGTTGGAGTGATGCAGGTTCTAACTCAGCAGCAGCTGATATTGTAGATCTACTAACAAGTGACTACTTAGATCCAGATGCTCCAGATCCAGCACTATATCCAAAAGGTATGTTGCTATGGAACATGCGTAGAAGCGGATTTAATGTTAAAGAATTCCGTCGTAACTATATTGATACATCAGGTGACAACGGGCGTTATCAAGTTATTGGTGCAAGTGGTTCTTTAGAAGATGAATCAATGAGCGGTTACTATGCAAACCGTTGGGTTACTGCTTCAGGTAACAACGAAGATGGATCAGGTACATTTGGACGTCATGCAGTACGCAAGACTGTTGTACAGGCTCTACAAGCAGAAGTTAACAGCAATGTTGATATTAGAGATGAAGAATCACGTCAGTTTAACTTGATTGCTTGCCCAGGTTATTCAGAACTAATCGGCGAAATGATTAGTCTAAACTATGACAGACGTCTAACAGCGTTTGTTGTTGGTGATACACCAGCAAGACTAACACCAGATGCAACTTCACTAAATGAGTGGGCAACTAACGTTGCTGGCGCAGTTGAAGATAATGATGATGGTGCAGTTAGCCGTGATGAATACTTAGGTATGTATTATCCATGGGGCTTCACAAGCGACAACTTAGGAAACAATGTTGTTGTTCCACCAAGTCATATGGCACTACGCACTATCATACTAAACGACCAAGTTGCTTATCCGTGGTTTGCACCAGCAGGTACAAGACGTGGCGGTGTTACAAACGCAACAAGTTCAGGATATGTTACAAGTGAAGGCGAGTTCCAAACTGTTTCACTTAACACTGGACAACGTGACACACTATACAGCAACAATATTAACCCGATTACATTTATTAATGGAGCAGGACTAGTTGTATTTGGTCAGAAAACTCGTGCTAGAAACGCAAGTGCGCTAGACAGAATCAACGTAGCAAGACTAACAGTTTACCTACGTGGACAACTAGAACTTCTTGCAAGACCTTACTTGTTTGAACCAAATGACAAGATCACACGTGATCAAGTTAAAGCAGCAGCAGATGCTCTGCTACTAGAACTAGTTGGTCTAAGAGCGATTTATGACTACTTATCAGTATGTGATGAATCAAACAATACTCCAGCAAGGATTGATAGAAATGAACTATACTTAGACATTGCTATTGAGCCAGTAAAAGCTATCGAGTTTATCTACATACCGTTGCGTATTAAGAACACAGGAGAGATTGCAGCACTAGGTTAAGTGCGTATTTAATGGACGGGGAATAAACCCCGTCCAAATATGCATAAATACTACTGTAATAGGAGATTATAATGGCAATTACAACTTTAGACAATATTAGTGTACCAACAGGAGGCGCAAATACAAATAGTTCGATATTGATGCCTAAGCTACAATATCGTTTCCGTGTATTGTTCACAGGATTTGGTGGCGGTGTTAGCACCAATGGTACAAGAGACCTAACACAAAACGTAATTGATGTTACTAGACCAAATGTGTCATTTGAACAAATGACTATTGATGCTTATAACTCAAGAACATATCTTGCAGGTAAGCACACATGGGAGCCAGTTACAATCAACCTACGTGATGATGCAAACAACAATGTACAAAAGATTGTTGGCGGACAGCTTCAAAGACAGTTTGACTTCTTCGAACAGTCAAGTGCTGTATCATCAGGTACTTATAAGTTTACTACAAAGATTGAAATCTTAGACGGTGGTAACGGCGGCTACAACGCAAACGTACTAGATGCGTTTGAGTTAGTAGGTTGTTATTTAGAAAGTGCAAACTATAATGCACTAAACTATGCAACTAACGAGCCAGTTACTATTGCATTAGCTATTCGTTATGACAATGCTGTCCAGTATGGCGCAGGCGGCGCAGGATCACCAGATGGTATTGGTATAGCAACAGCAAGAAATACACAAGGCAGCACAGGCGGCGAAATAGTATCAGGCCAAGGCACTTAATACTCTTTTTAGTATTGCCATTATTTAACGGGAGTTTCTTTTTGAGACTCCCGTTTTTTATTAGATAAATATTATTATGGCAGTAGTACAATCACAATATACCAGAGCAAGTAATGATATTCATTTAAGAGACTGGCGTCACGCCAGAAATCTTTACTACGAATACGGCTTAGCATTTGCACCTAAAACAAAGTTTCTTTACCATTGTTTGTTTGAACCTTCTCCAGAAATAGGTAATAGCGCAACTGTAAATTCATTTGCATTTCAAAAACAGTTAGGTGTATTGGTTAAATCAGCCGACTTACCAAGTTTTAGAATAAGTGTAGAAAACAAAAAACAATACAATCGTATTA